TCTACCATGACCGGGATTTGTATAAGCGACATGTTCGCCTTCAAGGCCGGGGCTGATAAGGTCGAGAGGGAATTCAGTTGTTGAACCGGCTTCCACATTAATGGTTTCAAAAATGTTACCAAGGATGTTACCAACAAGGACACCCTTGCGGAGCGGAAGCTCCAAAGCTTTAGCGAATTCACGCTGTGCGGCCTGAGCCACATTGATATCGGCATCACCTGACTTACGTAGGAGAGCGATAAATTCATCACTAGGTCTTTCGTTAATTGGCATAATTAGTTTTCTCCTTTAATTGTATTAAGTTCAGGGAAGGTTGACTTCGACTTTGGCGTAACCATCAGCGTCAACAGCTGAGAGGAAACTACCAACGGAAACAGTGCCAGAAGAGGCGACATTGCCAGCAACGTCGTCGCAACGATAAGCTGTTTCACCAGCGTCACAGTCGTTAGGGTTAGTAATGTTATTAGTTAAAACATAACCTTTACGAAGGATAGTAACCTTACCACCCTTTTGCACTTCATCCTTGTACTGGTTAAGGTGAACGCGAGTTAAGTCTTTGTCAACGACATCGTTAAGAAGGATGCCGAGAGGAGCAGCCGAAGTGGACTTGACGCAAAGATTCACGCCCTGATCCATAGCTGCGCCAGTACCGGCAGTAGCACCATGACCAACTAAACAACCGCGAGTGGTTGCAGCGTCATTGTAAAAAAAGCTAATGTCAGTCTGAAGTTCATATCTGTCTGATTTTAGAGCCATAATTGTTTTCTCCTTTAATCACTTGCTAAGTACGTTATTTTCGAGCCATTCAGCAACGCTTGCTCTAGTGGCTTCTAATTCATCTGTATCATCTGAAGCATCAACGAGTGCTGCTTCTGTGGTTTCGACTTCTGCCAATGCCTCTTCGGCGGCTTCTTCGGCTTCAGCTTCTTCAGCTTCTGCTTCTTCAGCCATGTTTTTCTTAGGCATAGCAGCTTTTTCCTTGTCTTCTTCTTCGTCTTTCTTGACGGATGCTTTTTTCTTTTCCATCTTCGTCATTGCTGCGATGATGGCTTCGAAAGTTGCGTCGTCAAATGATTCATAAGAAGCAACTGATTCTTCAGCTTCTTCAGCTTCAAAACCAAGGTCAAGAAGAGCAGCCTTACGGGCTTCCGTCTTCTTTTCCTTCTTCATCTTCTTAAGCTCTTCCATCTTGTCCTTCATTTCTTCTTCGCTCTTAGCGATTGATTCTTGAAGTTCTGTGATGGATGCTTCTTTTTCAGCTAAGGAAGCTTCTAAAGTCTTAATAGCTTCTTCTTGTTCACCAACAGTGGCTTCAAGCTTTGCCATCGACTCTAAAGTTTCTTTGGAAGCCGCTTCGGCAATCTGAGCGAGAAGAACTTTGTTTTCTTCTTTAGCAGAGGCTAGCTCACTCTTTACATCCGCAAGCTGCTTCTCTAAAAGATTAATATCTGACATGTCATTTTCTCCTTTAGGAAAAGTAGTAATCGTTGAGTTAGAACTTAGAGAGAAAGCTCTGCTAGAATCAAGAATAACACTTCTTGGGTTCGCTGGCTTGGATACAAGACCCTTGCCAGAAAAAGAAATATCTCTTAATGATCTACCAATTTTGTAGCCTTCGTATTCTCCAGTACCACCATAGGCTCGTAAATGTTTAGTTAAAAATGCAGAACCCTCATTACGTTCAAGAAGTTTTGCATTACCATCTTCGTCTAATAAAGCATAGTCAAAGCCAGCAAATAAACACTCCATAGAAACAAACCATTTGCCTTCTTCAATTTCGGCAATAATTTGATTCATGCGCTGTCTATTTTCTGGATCTGTCCAGCTGTTATATAACACAGCCTCGGTGATAATATCAAAATCATCCGGCTGAGTATCATCTGTTATACGGTTTCCGTTTTTGTCAACCACATAACTTCCAGTAATATGCCCAATGATATCGTTCTCATTGTGCATAAAATTGAATTGTTTATCTTCTGGGGTATGTCTTGCAGCCCAAGTCATTGATGCATTAAATACATCATCGTTCTTGTTCCAGCCAGTAGACACTAAAACAGAAGTGATATAGTAGAGGTCTATTTGTTCGGGGTTGGCGCTAGCAGCTTTAATTTTATCTGCAACGAGACTTATCTTACGCTCAGAATCTTCATCAATTGAAGGATCTACAGGCAATAGCGCAGCTGGTACACAGTAAGCTATACTCGCGTTAGACTGAACTAACGGAGCTATACCGTCTTGTATTTCTTGTTTAAATATATTCATTTGCGCCTCTACTAAGAATAATACACAAAATCACAGAAAATTTAACATTAAACTACGCTGTCTATAAATAAGGCTATTATATTTTTTCTGTAGACATCAACGGGCATATCATTTAGCGATATATTAGAATCTTTTAGTTTATTGGAAAAATTGGTAGGAGTCTTTTGGCTAGACCTCAAGGAAGCTACAATTCTTTCTTGGGTAACATCAGACATTATTGGTAAATTTGTAAATACGTCTAGCTTAATTTTTTCAAGATCAATTATTTCAGCTTTTGTTAGCTGGCGTAAATTTTTTAATTTACGATTACTAAGATATGATTCATTGATAGATTTTGATATAATATTGTATGAATCTTCTGCCCATATTAATAACTCTGCCAGTCCGGGGTTGGATTTTGGAGTTTCTGTCCTTTGTTTTCTTGGGCCGTTATCTTTAGTATTTGGTGGACGGCCATTGTTTTTGATGTTAGTATTAGTATTTTGCTTTGGCGCATTCTTCTGTTTTTCTTTTTCCTGCTTAAGATTTATCTGTCCCTGCTTGTCCATTTTTTCCAAGTCTTGCTGGTGATTGGGATTGTGATAAGGACTAGCTTTTGGTGGGCCAGATGTTTCACGCTTAGACATTTCTCTTTTAAGCCTAATATTTTCTATCTGGGGTATTTCTTTAAATCTTTCAAGTAAGGTTTCTTGGCTAATGATGTCACGGTCGGCTAGCTGAATTAGTAAATTCTTTTCGGCGGCTTCATCAGAGAGCGTCATTTGGTCAAACTGTATGTGCGCCCTGTATCTAAAACCCATAGCTTTTCTTACTATTTCTAGTTCTTTTTCCCAAAACTTAACCAACTGATCACGGCCATACTGTAATCTCTCTAGTAGTGTTTTTAAGGAGATAAAATTGTTTGTAAATCCACCGCCGTTATTAGCCATGCCAGTTAAAGTAGGTGGAACTCCAAGTCCAGCATATATACTATTTAGAACAGACGTATACTTCTCAGATCCTAAGAATTTATATACCTCACTATTAGATTCTGTAAATGAAAGCTCTGGACCCCAAACTAATTCCATTGTACCACCACCAACATTGCTGGCAAGGATATCGCGAAGTTTATTGATAGCAGCTTTGTTAGGTAAAATCTTATGATCTAGATTACCAAGCGTCCAAAGACGAATGTTTGAAATTGCTCCGTCTAAAGCAGACATGTCAGCTAAACGCATTTTTTCAAGCATTACAATGTCATCAAGGATTGCGTAAATCATTGGATTAGCCCACTGACGCCAATCGTCTTTTTTGTAATAATGAACACTTAATCTTTCTGGATCAAGTGGTATATCCTTTTCTCCTCTTATGAGACTTTGCTTAATAGCGGGTGGTAAAGTTTCTAAAACATGACTTGGTATTTCACCAGCCTTGAATTTATCAAAAAAAGAGTTGGTTGTAATTGTGTAATTCTGCAAGCCCATAAATAAAGAGAGATTACCATCTTTCATTTTAACTGTTAGTGGGCTGAAGAAATTATACCTCCACGGGATTTGGTTTGCTGGAGCTTCAGGAACTTCAACTTTAATATCGTTAGCCAGAGCCTTCATATAGTCCTTCAATTTAGGTGTAATATTGGCATAGCTTCTGTATATAATTACATTGCCAGTCTTGTATAAATTATTAAGAAATCTTTCTGACCTCTCTTTTCCATTTACGCTCCTGAACCACTGCTGATAAAACTTTTCAACGCTTTTGTCTCGATGTACAATCTGAATGCCCTGACTGCCAAAATCACCCATTAAATCAATAATATTGCGAATAATTCCAACTTTATCGTAAGCATCCATGCACATCTTGATAATACGACGTTGCTGTTGAGGAACAGCCTCATCAGGACGAAAAGCATAGTAGTCTCTAGAAGTAAAACCGGGTTTAACAGATCTGTTTGGCTCAATGTCTAGGAAATGTCTATAGTGATTTCCTTGGGTTTTCGTAAGTCCAGTATATGAGCTTACATTGTCTGAAAACTTAGAGAAAGCACTTGCTCTTCCAGCATCATCTCCGTCCTGCCAAGTTATCATGTCGTCGTTATTCATATTGATTAAGCCTCAATTGGAATGGTAATGCGAATGTTCATATTTTAATACACATCTTTCATGTAATCAGAAAACCAGCTTGGGGCAGTGTATAAATTTTCTTTAGGTTTTTCTTTAAAGCCACCAGTAGCAAAACCTCCGTAGAATTCATAATCAGCTTGCTCGGGAGTTCTTTGCAAAACTCTTGAGGCCATATTTGCCATCAATAGTGCAGAATATCTATCCTTTCTCATCTTGCTTTTCTTTCCGGTTCCAACGACGACCTCTGGAGTGTCCCACCTGTCTCTTCCAGCATTAGTCTGTGTCATTTGTATCATAGATAGTTCATCTTTTAGCTCTTCTATATCTAAGATGCACTCTTCTAGAGTGTCAAACATTCTTCCCTTAGTATCATCCTCATGCTCAGATATTGATAGTGTTAACGAGTCGAACGAAGGGAATAGTAGAGCTTTATCCTCAAAGTCTTTTCTCATTCCATGATTAGCTTCGGCTAGCCAATCGTATTTAGCAAATTGACACATTTCAAGAATGTGCAATCCTCTTTCATCATCTGTGTCCTTTGGCTTATCGTCGTCTATCGTTGGCCATATGGCAACTTCTCCGTCTTGTATTTTATCGTTGTCATGTAATGATTCCATAACTGCTACACCGCCACCTTGAGCGTCCATAGCAATGTGTATGCATGGGAATAGTTTCATAAGGTCGCGTATTTTCCTAGCACAATAAGCATAGAAATCTGCTTCAGTTGAATATCCACGCTTAACTTTTTCTTTGTGTTCTGATCTAGTGGTGGTCCAGCAATGTACGATCCTTCTGTGGCTTGGATGAATTTCTAGCACAACTATGCTGAAATTATCAACTTCAGACGCAGGGTCAACACCGAATATATACTTTCTATCTTTATTGCCAAGTAGAACCGCCTCAAAATTAATTGGGTTGTTGTTTGTGTCTTTTATTAATCCTTCTTCCGAAACAACGCAAGACTCAATAAGAGATCTCTTGAAAAATCCCTGACTATCTCTGGTAAAACAAGCTCCATATTCCATCTGATAAATACCAGTATGGACGGTAGCCTTAGATCTTGCAACTTGATCTGCATCCATAAAGCCTTTAGGTAAAAGCTCATAAGGCATACGTATAATAGAATATTGAGTCCAATCAAAATTTTCTGGAGGGTCTTCTCCAAATATTTCTCTCAATCTGTGCTTGTCGCCTTGGCTTTTAATGATAGACTTCCATTTTTTCCAATAAGTTGCGAAATGGTTAAAATCATAGTATGCTGTTCCAGATAAGATTATTTGATTATCTTTCTTTACTTCTTTTTCTTCAACCTCTATAGTAACTCCAAGCTCTTCTGCTTTTTTCTGTGCAGCTAAACGTTTTACATTTTCTACGGGGTCTGCGCTCACAGCTGCAAAACCAGCCACAACGTTTTCGAAAATCTCTCTAGGTATAGAAGCGAATTCGTCAGCGATAATATCGTTAGCTCTTTGACCTCTAATCTTTTGTCCATCGCCTAGTGGTAAACATGTAACTGTGCTATCATTAAGACGAAGGGTGCATCTGTCAGTATCTCTACGTGGTCCACTGTCTCCATCGCATATATCTCTGAGCATAGGAGAATTGCGCCATATCGTCTCCATGTACTCGAAAAGAACTTTAGACTGTCTAAATGCAGCACCGACAACAACTACCTTTCTACGTGGCAATATGAGCGCCCTAAGCACAGCATAGAGAGAAAGCATGAATGATTTACCAAAGCCTCGGCTAGCTATAAGCATTGGGAATTTTCTATTCCATATCTCTTTAAGAAATAGAGCTTGAGATGGCAACAGTTGAACATTTAATATTTCTTTACATATAAACGACAAATATTCTGGCCTAGTCATTAGCCAAGCCAACCTTAAGTTGAAATCATCATCAGTTGCTCTGAGTACAGACATGGGATTAAACAGATCCGCATCTAAAGAATCTATTCCAAGCCAAGCTT